ACTTAAAAGAGTACGCATTATTAAGACAAGATAAGGAGTTTTTATTAACTAAGATTGGAACAGGGATAGCAGGATTTAGTGAAGAAGAAATTGAATCAATTATGCTAGACTTTCCTAGTAATGTAATACGTGTGTAACCTTATCAACCTATATAGTAATAAGTATGAAAGTATGATAAATAACTATTTTGTTAAATGTACTCATCATAAAGAACACACACTTGGTTGTGAAATATGTAATTGGGCAAAAAAGCATAATAAAAAACAATTAAAACTAGTATGAAAGAACTACACCAAATCGTACAGGAGAGTGTGTCAGCTCATGAACAAGAAATAGAACAGCTTAAAAAGTCTATTGGAGAAATACCTGCAAACACATGTCCAAACATAGATAAAGCTCTCAAAGAGATTGAAGGTCTTGAAAAAGATATTAGCTACTACTCAAGGAACGCTGACAGATACGAGACAGCAAAAGAACTAGCAGATGACTTACCGAACATGGGATGGCTAGATACACCAAGTATCCTTGAAGATTTACGAAGAGATAACGATAAGTTAAGAGAACTTGGTTTCAATGAAGAATACTACCTTGTAAAAAAGAAAATAAGATGTGAGGATTGCTTATTTAAAAACTAACTTATAAAGAAATGAAGGAAATAAACTATGTAAATGTTGGGGAAACAGTAGCATGTGGACATTGTAAACCAAACGAAATATTTGAACTTCCAGAAAAGTATGGTGTTACATGCGAATGTAAGTGTCATTTCCCACAACCAGAAGAGTGGGAGAGTAAACTAAGATACCTCGGAGCTTACAACTATGTAGACGATGATGAACAAATAGATAGCATTATTAGAGCAGAGATTCGTAAGGCAGAGGAGAGAAAGTGCAAAGAAATAGTAGAGTACTTCCAAAGGATGCAAGAAAGATACCCAGAGTTTTGTTTAGACTTAGAATTATTTGAAGGAGATATATTAGTAAATACTACGAAGTATAAGAGAGTTGCCTTAGAAGCCCTTAAGAAGCAGATGTATATGAAAGACCCACAAAACTGTCCATACTGTCAAAGCGAAATAGGAATAACGCAACCATGGGGATTAGCCCCACAAGGTTGGATAAATATGAAAATTATTCACAATAAGGAACATAAATAATACCCACACACCATGCAAGAAAAGACATTAGAAACAAACAGTACAAAAAGTGAAGGAGTCCCATTCAGTATTCAAATGATAGTGAGGGATAACCTACAATGGTTTAGACAGTTAGAACTACCTGACCATGGTGACTTAGTTATTGCAGAAGAAGAAATTATAAATGCTTTTAGAGAACTCCTCTCCTCCCGTGAAGAGAAAGCAAGAGAAGAAGGTAGGGAGGAAGCAGAAAAAGAGTGTTACTCATCACCTTTAAAAGCCATTGAAGTAATACGCACCCAATACAAAGAAGAGCTACTAGGTAAAATTGATGAGTTACTAGAAACAGATGAAAACATGAACGGAGAAATATTTATACCGTCAACCAGAAGAAACGATGCTCTATCAGAAGTAAAAAAACTATTACAATAACAATATGAAAGTATTATCACTATTCGATGGAATCAGTTGTGCAAGAGTAGCACTAGAACGAGCAGGAATACCAGTAGAAGCATACTATGCTAGTGAGATTGATAAGTATGCGATACAAGTGAGTAATAAAAATTATCCTGATATTGTCCACATTGGAGATGTAAAAAGCATTTTATACGATTATAGGAATGGTGTATTTTATTCTGACATTATAAACAACGACCCCGCATGGACTTCGGTTTTAGTCAGACCAAACACAGGAATTGACCTCCTTATCGGAGGCTCTCCTTGCCAAGACCTATCTATTGCAAAGCGTGACAGAAAAGGACTAGACGGTGAACGCTCTGGTTTGTTCTGGGAGTATGTTCGTATCTTAGAGGAAGTAAAGCCTAAGTATTTTATTCTTGAGAACGTAGCAAGTATGCCAAAGGAGGCAAAGGACTTGATAAGTGAAACACTAGGAGTACAACCAATAATGATTAACGCTGCACTTGTATCAGCACAACAACGTAAAAGACTATTCTGGACTAATATACCAAACGTAACATTACCAAAAGACAAAGGTATCTTACTTAAAGATATTCTGATTGATGGCATTGAGACAAAAGAAAAGTCACTCTGTGTTACTGCTACATACTCACGAGCTTGTCCGAGAGATTACTTTGAGAAGTCATCACGACAGTTGATAAAGGTGGGTGAGTTTAATAAAGGTGGACAAGGAGATAGAGTTTATAGCATTGAAGGTAAGTCAGTAACACTGTCTGCTCTTGGTGGTGGTCGTGGGGCTAAGACAGGACTGTATGAGACAACGCATGGTACCTACAGAAAATTACACCCCATAGAGACAGAAAGATTACAGGGATTGCCCGACAACTACACTGAAGGAATTAGTAATAGCCAACGCTATAAATGCTGTGGTAATGCTTTCAATGTGGATGTAGTAGCTCATATATTAAGTTTTATTAAGTTACCCCTGTAATGAGACAACCCTTCTATCAGAAGTAAAGAAACTAATTAAAGAATAGAGTATGACATTTATTACAAACTGTGACACTTGCATGTTAGAAATACACAGAATAAACTACTGTAAAAGAAATATTTGCAAACAGTGTCAGGACAAACAAAGAAACGAAAGAAAGAAATTAAAAATATATAAATAAACTTATGTCAAAAATAAACCTAGACACATTACCAGTAGACAAAGAAGTACAAGCTCATGGCTTTAGATTGTGCTACAACGATGATAAACATAAATACTGGATTATACACCCAGATGGAAACAAACATGAAGTTTACGGAATGACAACAATACAGAAACCAGTAGGTTCAGTAACATTTAATAAAGACACTGGAGCCGCTATGTCTAAATCAGACACGCTAATAAACTGGGCTGTAGGGGAAGTAAAGAAAGCATTACTTGCAGGTGAACCAATAGAAGAAGCTGTGAGAGCTCATACTAAGAAGTCTGACTATTCAAAAGATTTCGGCAAGAAGGTTCACAATATAATTGAACTCGCAACAATAGCAAAACAGAACGGACTAGTTTACAATTGGACTGATTCTCCAGAAGATAAGGTAGCTAAGAAAGTTATTGATAATGACATAATGACTTCTACACATACGATAGCTCAAGAATTGCTTGTGTTTGCTCCTTCTAACCCAGAATCACCTAAAGAAGAATGGACTAACTGGGTTGCTGGAACTTTTGATAGACTTGTATTGAGAGATGGTAAAATTGAATTACAAGACCATAAAACATCCACTGGTGTTTATTCTCTCGACTATTTTACTCAACTTATGGGGTATCAGTTTATGCTTGAATGGATGATGACAGACAAGAACAACACGTACAAGGATACACTATCAGCACTTAACTCACAGAAGATAGAAGCCAGAAGAATTAACCTTGCTAAGAAAGACGGGACATTTACTGACTCATGGGTTAGTACAAACGACCAAGATGACAGAACGATGCTTAAGGCTACATTAGATATATTCAACACATATAAGAAGTATAAGTCATTATTCTGGTAACATGGCTAAGATAACAACAAGAAATTACGATGAACTAATTGTTTCAGAGGAGAAAGCTTATGAAATAAGAGAACTTGTTGACGTTGCTAAAAAAGAGTTCTTGGCTGGTGGTTTGAACTTAAACATGAGACCGTTATTTATCGACACAATAGACGGAACGTGGTCTGGCACACTGGCTGACATAGGAACAATATCTGATTCTAATAAGATTGTCAGAAGAGTAGGAAGATTTAAGAGCATGGAGACTTTGGAAGAGTTCCACGCTAAACATGGTTACTTAAGTAAAACAAGTAAATACGAGAAAGGTTATGGATTGCTTGATGTTAAGACACAGTTTATGATAGAAACAAAAATTGCTAAAATTGTGGATAACGGTCTTGGTAAAAAGCAGTTATTTTTGATAGAATGGAAAGACAAAGAAAAGTTAAAGTATTGGTCTGACTTATGGGAGATTTATACAGAAAACTTGGATGAGTTTAGTGAGTTATTACCAGTAGATAAAAGACACCTTTCTTAAAATGGAAAACAACCAAATACAATTCACTGAAACATTTGAGAAGTCACTGTTGTCTTCTATACTACTATCTCCAGAGATACTTGAATCAATAGATGATATATCTCACCATGATTTTCTAAACCAAGACTGTTCAAAGGTGTTCTATATAATTAAACAACTTGAATCTTCTGGTGAACCTGTAGACCTAATATCAGTAACAACGAATGACGCCAGTGTTTCTGTTTTCTGTGCAGAGCTGATGTCGTTTGTCGGTAGTTCTTCTAACTATAGATACTATGCTGATAACGTTAAACGTCTTAGCACATTAAGAAAACTAAATTTAGTATCTGTTGAAGTACAAGCTAAAACACTTGACACAAACCAAAACCCAGACGAGATAATAGATTCACTGGTTAAGTCAATATCAGACATCAATGTACTAGTAGGCTCAGAAGAGATTTCATCTAAACAAGCATCAGATGAAGTTATGAGTGGTATAGACAAACTACGACTTAACCCATTAGATGTTGTTGGTATATCTTCTGGGTTTGGTTCTATAGACCTACACTTAAGTGGTTTTCACAAATCAGACCTAATGATTCTAGCTGCTAGACCAGCAAGAGGTAAATCATCTTTTGCTTTACAACTAGCTAAAAATGTTGCAATGTACAGTAATACGTCAGTTTTAATGTTCTCTTTGGAAATGGCAACAGACCAGTTAATGCAAAGATTACTTGCTTCTGAATCTAAGGTGGAACTTGGCAACATAAGAACTGGTAAGATAAATGATAACGAATACGAAGCGTTAAAGATTTCATCAGACATTCTAAGTAATATACCTTTATACTTCCACGATAAACCAAGTATTACATTAAAAGACATTAAACGAGCGATAAAGAATCATAACGCTAAACATAAACAACCTGTTGGGTTTGTAATAGTTGACTATCTACAATTGATGGCAGCTGGTAACGGTAAAGACAGTATGGTTCAGATAGTTGGTGAAATATCAAGAGGGCTTAAACTACTTGCTATGGAGTTTAATATACCAATCTTAGCTTTAAGCCAATTGTCTCGTAATGTAGAGCACAGAGGTGGTAAACCTAGATTGTCAGACCTACGTGATTCTGGTTCTATAGAGCAAGATGCTGATATAGTAATGTTTCTACACAGCTCCGATACTCAAACCAATGAGTTAGGAATGAGAGACATTGACTTACTAGTAGAAAAGAACCGTAACGGAGCAACTTTTGAGGTTCCTCTAAGTTTCGATGGGGCTAAGATGGTTTTTCAGGAAGTTGACAAAGATTTAAATTGGTAGTATAACATTACCATGACAAGGTATTACAATAAACTTACTAAAGAATGGGAGACCTACGAACAAAGTAAGAAAAATAACCCATATTGGAGCTTGCAGACCGTTTAACCAGTTGCTATACTTATATAGTAGAGTAAAACTTGTCCTACACAAGCGACCCCAATAGTCGTTAATTGGGTAATATGAAAAAAATTATAACACTGCTTGGGTGTATTCTTTTTACAGTAAACACTACTGTATCGTCTGCACCAGCAATAGAGGTTGTAACTACTCATACACCTACTCCACGAGAACTCGTTGGAATAAAGTCTAAAGAGTACGGGGTTTCAGAATCTGTGATGATTAACATAATCAACTGTGAAAACAGAGAATGGGACACTAATTTACAAAGTAGAATTATCAGCAACGGCACGCGTGAGGATTCTTGGGGACTTGTTCAAATTCACCTCCCTTCACATCCTAATATAACCAAAGAGCAAGCAACAGACCCAGAGTTTGCTATAGACTTTCTAGCAAAGAATATATCAAAAGGACAAATAAGAATGTGGTCATGTGCTAGAATACTAGGTTATGTATAAGAAAAGCCCCTCAATGGGGCTATTCTTTATTCTGACCACCTAGACTCAAAGTCTTCTTTAGCTCTTTTGTTACCACCGCCGTTGTATAGTTTATATAATTCTGCGGCTGAGATATTCTTCCATTCTTTTCCAGTAGAACTAGGTAGTTGTTCTTTTGTGTGGTCTCTTAACAAGAACTGAGAGTATATTATCGCTGATTTAAGAGCGTCTTCAGGTGTTTCAAACCCTGGCATAGAGTTTCGCAGATTACTCCATTTCTTAGATGTCTTAGCTTTTTTGTTAATGTCTTCCCATGTGTCTTTAGTGAAACCAACCACCCACCCGTATTTACCTTCATCACCAGTTCTATGTAGTTCATTTCTTCCAAGTGATGATTCTTGGTCTACTAAGGTCTTTATATATTTCCTACTAATCATCGGAGCTATTGTCTCAGATTCTTTAGTTATTTTTTCGATAGCACTATCTATCTTTGCTAACTCTTCTTTGTTTTTATTTTCTTTAAACGTAGAAGCTTCTGTCTCTTTTGAAGCTCCAGCAACAGCGCCTATACCAAGCAAAGATTTTATAACAGGAAGTTTTGAATCAGCTTTTTGTTGTTTCGTCTTCTTCTTGGTTTTATTACCAAAATCAATAACTGGCAGTTCTGAATCAGGCTTGTAACGATTTTCTTCAGCAACCCTTATGGCTTTAGCTTCTTCTACTTCGTCTATCTTAGAGTAATCTATTGACGGCAACTTAGAATCAGCTTCCTGAGCACGTTTAACCTTAGATGATGGCTCAACTTTACCAGCCCCCATGTCTATGGTAGGCAGTTCTGAGTCTGCTTTATATCGGTTTTCTTCCTGAATCTTTAGTAACTCTTTAAGTTTATTGTTTTCTTCTACTTTAGATTTTGACCTGTCTGCAAGCTTTGTTAGCAAGGTAGGGGCTCCTTTTCGTATAGCAGTACCAGGTAAATCAGTAACAGATGCAGCAGTGCCACCTTTCAGCATCTTATTCTTCATATTTATGGTAAGAGCCTGTTGAGCCCAGTCAGTAAGCTGTGCACCAGCAACATACCCAAGTGGGTTTCCTGTACCAACCATAGCTGTTGTACCACCTAGCATATTTGCTAACTTACTTGTTCTTTTATTGAAATACTTAGTAAGTTTATTAGCTGCTTCTTCTGTCTTAATACCTACAGACCAAAGCCTGTTAATTTCTTTATAGTTATTAAGTATGTCTAGTAGGTCTTGGTCTAGGTTAGACTGCTTAAGGGCTTCTATGGTTCCTTCTAGCGTGTCCCTTGAAGTCATACCTAAAGCTTTCCAAAAATCAGCCAGCTGGCCAGTGTTGTCATACTTCTGGTTAGCATTAAGCCTTAGTTTATCTAACGCTTCCATTGAGAACTTGCCACCTGTTTTACGTGTAACGTTATTATATGTCTCGTCAAAGAACTTAGCAGCATTGGATGGTGTATAGATAACACCATTAGACTCTAGCTTATTAAAGAAATCATTTTTAAGTTGTTGGCGAGTAATTCCTTTGAATGGGTCATCTATGTTACGAGAGATGTCTTCTGCAATTTGTTTCCTTAATGTCTGTAGCGATTCGTTCATGTTTTGTACAAACATCACCGTATCAGACATTTTGTTACCTGTTTTGTCGTATGTAGAAACGATATTCCTTAAAGCTTCAGCATATTCTCCATCTACGTCTTTTTGTAGATTAAGAGCAAACTCAGCGTCTGTAAATTTACCATCATTAAAGTCTTTTACTAAAGTGTTCTTTAGGTCAGTAACCTGAGCATCTGTTCTTGCTTTTACACTAGCGTCATCTAATTTGTTTGCTTTGGTAAAACTCTTCCATTCTGGCATCGCTTCTATCTCAGCAATTCTAGCAAAGTCACCAACGTTCTCGGCTTCTTTTCTTGCTTTAACGAGAGCATTAACTATTGGAGCGTTTGTATACTTACCTAACGCGGCTAAACTACCTCCTAAAGGAGTACCAACAAGAGACATTTTACCACCTTCAACCAATGCGTCTGAAAAGTCGCCAGACTCTCGTAGTTCATTTGTTGCACCAGCTCCAAACCCAACACCAGCTACTTGTAGAGAACCTTTAAGAACAGTTGGAATCCAAGACTTCATCCCAGTACCTGCTGTTTTTATAACCTGTCCACCAACACCAATAGGTGCAAAGTTAAACGCTGTTTCACCAACAGCTGCCGCACCCTGTATAGCTGTATCTAGTGCACCGAGTTCTTTACCACCTCTATAACCAACAGGGTCAACGTTATCACCAAAAATATTTTTAACGTAAGGTTGTGCAGGAGTGTCCATCCCAACAGCTCTCCCACCAGCTCTTATGGCGTTCATTACACCTCCGCCGATGGCAGTAGGAGCTTCTATAACACCAGATACGATACGTTTAGGTAAACCTGTGTTTGCACCCATAAGAGGTTGTTCAAACTCCACAGGTGGTTGTATTTTAGTCTGGCCACTAGAAGAAGCGTATATATCTTCTAAAGACCTTCGAGAAGGAGTCTTTGGCTGTGTTTGGTTGTATAGTTCTTCTAATGATTTCATACTATGATATTTTTGTTGAGCTTTCTTTTAATGCCATAAACTTAGTAAGCTGGTCTAAAGGTATCTGGTTTATTGGTGTTGTAGGTGGAACCTTAAGGAAATCTACAGCTTGTGTTATATACTGAGATGTATTGTTTTCTGTAGGTGGAGCATATTTGTTAATAAAACCGCCAAGAGTGTAGCCACGAGAAGAATCTAGTCTAATCTGGTTCTTTAATGCTTGTACCCCTTGCTCTACGGAACTAAACTTAGCGAACCCACCTTCACCTTTTACAGCACCAGGTTGTCCTGCAAACCTTAGATTGCCAGGGTTGTTATTCACATAAGCAAGCCTAGATGTTTTAGGTATGGAAGCTGTAGTATTTCCAACTTGGTTAAAAGACTGTTTCCCTTCTAGGAAAGACTGTATTTCTTCATCAGACCACCCTTCTGACTTAGCTGCTTCAATAAAAGCGTTATTGTCGTTAGATGGTTCGTTATTGTACTCGTAAGCTGCATTGTAGTCTGTCAATAAGTCTTCCCCTATTTCACTACCTGCAACCTGATTTATTTTTCTTACAGTCTCCTTCTTAAGGTTATCGTATTGTCTTTTCTGCGCTGAGTACACCTTGTTAAGGTTATTATAAATGTTTGCTCTTGATTGGTCTGTTAAACGCCCATCTGGAGTTGCTTCGTACAGACGACTAAATTGGTATTTAACATTCTGTGGCATACTTGAAAAGTATTGAGCAACGTTTTCATACTCACTTTCACGCACCACAGATTCAGGGTCTTGCGCTTTTGCAAACAAATACATAAGTGTCATATCGTCACCAGCTGTTGCTCTCCTTCCCTTAAGGTCATTAAGTATCTCGTTAGCTTTTAATGCTGAAGCTTGCACCGTGTTAAAGTTCTTGACAATAGGAGAAGCATCGAATTTATCAGCTAATGAGTTTACTCTACTAGCACCTTGAGACGACAAACCAGAAAGAATTGAATCTATGCCGTATTTTGATGATACTGAAGATTTCTCCATAGATTTCTCAGCCCCAAGCATTTGTCCAAGAGCACCGTACCTTTCTTCATAAACCTTATCAGAAGCGTTTTCTATGCTTCTAATCTGGTCTGGAGATAACCCCATGTTCCTATCGTAATCATACATTCCTTGACCTGTTCTTGCGCCAGAAGCTTGTTCTGCTTGCAGTCTAAGAATATCTCCCATCACATTACCTGAACCAGTATTGCCACTAGAATACATCATAGAGGTCAGTTTATTGGTTGCGTTGATTACATCTTGGTCTGATATAGTTGGAGCAACTTGTGGTTGTTCTTGTACTGTTGGGATTGTAGGAGCTTGAGTCTGTGGCACTTCAGGCAATGGAGAAGGTTGTGCAGGAACTTCCTTTGCTTTTGATGCAAACATTGGTGTCGTATTAGCTGTAGGAGAAACACCAACAGGTTGCATGTTCATCGTTTTTAGTTTATTGAAAAAATCGTTACTTAACATATTATAGTCCTGACTTAATGTTTTTAAAAGGGTTATAGTAATCACGAGCCATTAGGTCTCTTGCTCTTGTTTGTGTAGAAGTATACTGGTTCTTAGCTAGGTTCCCTGCGGTCTGGAAAGGGTTATACTTATAAGTCTCAAGAGAAGATACTTGAGCTGGCGAAGTTTGAGACAGGTTAGTACCGAATTGTTGTACATTTGTGGATGGTATACTACCTTCTCCTAGGTTATAGTTAGCTTCCGTGAGTGTATTGCCAAGTGAGTTTTTGGCTTGGTTATACAGATTTCTATACTGGAGATTATACTTATTAGCTAGTGAATTAAGCCGTTCCTGTCTTGCAGAACTAGCCCAAGTTCCTTGCACACCCTCATCAGAGTCCTGTTGCTCTTTAGCTGCCATTAAACTCTGATTAAGAGCTTCTACATTACCTGCATATTGCTCTTGCACGTTAGACACATCTCCTTCTAGTCTTTTCTGTGTTACATCTTTTTCTGTCTTATAGTAAGGGTCAATGTCTTTTGCAGACGCTTGCATATAGCTCTTAAACTGGTCTTGTGTAATATAAGTACCAAGACCCATAGAAACAGCCCCAACACGAGGGTCTCCTGTTGCGATAAGTGTTCTTATTACTTCAGCTTCTGGAAGATTTTGAAATGCTGGCTGGTTCAAAGCCCAGTTAAGCATAGAGAGGTTACTTGACGAGTTCATAAAAGTATTATATCACTATAAAATAAAAATGACAAATGTAAAGGCTGTGTCTGTAGCTGTTCCAGCTTGGTCAAACGTTCTAACCTCTACATCGTCTGCGTTAATGTTGTATATGCCTGTAATTTTTGCGGCTGAATCAACTGGGGTTGCTAATATAGTATATCTGTTAGAATATCCTATTTTGTGGGATATTTTATACACTCCTGTACCTGTTTTTGTCACACTCATTTCAGTTGGGAGGAAAAACCTAGTTAAATCCTGCGCACCAGCACTTGTTACATAACCAAAGGCATAGATATTCGGTTGTGGAAAGGCTAATACTTTATCCATGTTTAAATCCTAGATTATCTAACTCAAGAACTGTTGGCATACTAAACTTTACACGCGTACCAGTTGTAATACCAGTTACCCTAAACCTACATCTATAAAATCCTTCTGACTTGAAATCTCTGAACAATGTAATGTATTCACTGTTTAATACACCAACATCATGCCATGTACTTTCGTTATCGTTGTCATACTGGACAAATAAACTAAACCCAGACGCTTTCTCATGAGCTATTGACAAGCCGTTAATTTGTTTGTACATTCTTTCGTTCTCAAAAGTTTCCCAATGGGACACAACGTCTACGAATATATTTTCTGCTATATTCCCAGATGATTTAAAATCACCGTAGGTGTCTTGCCCGTCAGTTGATGGCGACACGACATCTAAAGTAGCGTATACGTTATCAGAATTAAATACAACACTAGCTGGGTACCAGTCTTCTGTTGTTGATGTTTCTGTTGCCCCAAACTCTGACAACGCACCCTGTATAGCACATGTTATAGCTGTTCTTGTGGATATTAGTGACCATGACCCAGTATATGTGTTAAGTTTAATGGTATAGTATTTATTACTATCTCTACCAGTAAGATTTCCTAGGTAGAAATATACCCACTTATCTTTACTCCACCCAAAAACACTTTTCTTTGAAGTAACTGGAACACTTTTAATTAGGTAGTAAATCTGGTCTGACACTGGTTGCAAAGCACCACTATTGCTTAAGAAGTAAATACCTGAGTAATGGTAAAAATAGTAACCATCTCGTGTTTTTACGACAGACTCCTGTGATACCGTGCCTACGTTATACAAAGGTGAATTTTCTACAGAGTTTACATTAGCTATCCTGAATATATAGTTATTAGAAAACACGTATAAAATAGATGGGGTTTGAACCAACGCTCTGATTGCTTCACCTCTAGTGTTTATTGTAAGATACTGTTGCGCCGCTGTCGTGAGTGCTGTGGAAGGCCAATCTGCTGGTAGTACATCAGAATAATAAACACGAGAAGCTCCACTAGATGAAGCCCCCCAAACACGACCAATAAACCCAGCTGATATTAAATCAACTGAGTTAGGAAACTCTGTATCCATTGATGTTGGGGTTGATGTATTACCTGTAGCATAGTACACACTTGGAGTGTTGCCGTTGTTTGTCATTAACAAGTAACCACCAAGTAGTGTGTCATATCTGTTCTTATTAGTATTGGCAAAGAAGTTAGAATATGTTGCTGTACCACCTGAAGAAATTAGGTTTTGTTGTATAAGGTCTCTTCCTTGCTGTGTATACATAATAGCCTTATCTGAATTGTACATTTGGTTGAAAATTGCTCCGTTAGTAACAGTTGCAGACATCGTACCCCTGTAATCAAACTCTCTACGTGTAGTAATCTCTCCAAGAGTATCATCACTAGCGTTTTCTAACCACGCAACAGAGTCCTTTGGAGCTACCTCAAAAGACATTACTTCTTCTTGAATCATCCCTTTCCTTAAAGGTGTAGATGGTATATCGTATGCAGTTTTAGGTATATTGTTAGGCATATTAGCGTACAATTATTTGTTCTTGTCCAGTCCAAGGACTGCCAAGTATGTTCTTAGCTCCGTTTATAAACCTCTGGTAGTCAGGGTCATTCTCTCCAATGGTGTCATCCCTACGTCTCTTAATGGCAAACTTAAGGTAGTTCTTATATATATCTCTGTAGTGTTCTGGTATTTCGTCTGACAGGTTTGTAAGGTCTGAAATCTTCTTATAGTAATCAATAAGGATGTTTTTCCCTTGTAGTGAAGTAGGAACTGGGTTATCAAACCAAATCTTTCCATCAAACACTGTATAGTAGCACGGAAATGTAAATGTGCTCTGGCTAAAGCACTGTACACCACTTGATATATCTCTAGTAATGCCAGTTACCCCAGTAAGGGTGTTAGTAGCAAGGTTATTGCCAGTATATGTAACCTGCATTATTGACTGTGTAGGAGACTCTGTAGCAACGAAGAATGTACCACTTGCAGGAAAATCACCAGTAGTTTCTAACTGGATTGAAGTCGCACCACTAAGTGTTACACCACTTGTGTACGAATATCTGTTAGCATAGGAGCGATGGTTCCAAACTCTCTTGTCACAGTATGTTAGTGGCACATTAGCTGAAACAGACTGACGGCCGTATCTGACATTTAATAATGTTCTATTTGTTTCGTTGAAGTCTATGTCTGCTGGTAGATTAACATAGTTAGTTCCAGCAAGCATCTGAATAGGATATTCAAACTCTTGTCTCCATTCGTTTAACCTACCGTAACCAAACTCAGTATTAAGAACACCTCTAGCGTCTTGTAGTGCATCAATAAAGAACTCATCTTTAAGGTCTGTGTTACCAGTAGAAGCTCTTACAGAACGTATAATACCACCAACTGTAGAAGAGGTAATATCTGTCTGTGCTACACCAACACCACCATTAGAGTAATCAGAATATACAGCGGTAACTGAGTTATAGAATCTCTGTCTGTAGTATGTTGTAGAAGTACCGTCTGGGTCTGTATAAACAGTTTTATCACTAGCCCATTGAATATCAATAGTGTCAAGTACAGTAAATGGCCCAGTTGGTGATGTCGCTGACTCAATCTCTACTTTATTAAAAGTAACCTGCTGAACAGGCTCTCCTTTAGAGTGAGAAAAAGATAAACTAGAACCCATTGTTAATGTTGTTGCAGTTTTTGATGACAAAACCTGTGTTAGTTCAGCATTAGGAGAACCAATAACACCAAACACTATAAGACCGTTTGCTGTCTGTAGTTGTTCAGAGTTTTCTACTGGTATTGTGTTTGTTGGTGCAGTGTCCCTAGAAAAATAGGTTCTACCTGTTGTTAGTGTTTGATTGATTACTATGTTCATACTTAAATATTAAATTGAATAACATTCCCCACATCTCCAGATATGCCAAACTTAGGTGCGTTGTTCGTGAAATCAGAAGAGCTTTCTCTTGGTATTACTGGGTCAGATGCGTCTGAATTGGCTGAATCTCCTATAGAGTTTGTAGCTTTCGCAACAAAAGTATAACTGGTACCATTTTCTAAACCAGTAACTGTAACAGTGGTGGCAGTTGTAGCAACAGCTGTGAAACTGCCTGGCGTAGAAGTAACTGTGTAAGAAGTTACATCGCTACCACCATCGTTACTAGGAGCTCCTATTGAAACAAATGCCTGAGAATCTCCAGCAGATACAAGTGTTATTTGTGGTGCTAGTGGTACTACAGCATTGGCTGTGTATGTTAGGTTGGAAGGATTTGAAAGACCATTAGAATTGGTTGGTGTCAAGGTTATTGAACCTGATTCTATAGGAGTAATTGTGAATGTCTGAGCAGTAGATGTACCGTTCCATGTAAGAGTTGTTGCTGATAAACCAGAACTTCCAGCCCCTGTTGGAGTTATGGTGATAGTTCCATAGTAAACAGCATTAGGAGTAACAGTAAAATCTGTTGATGCAGACCTTACATTACCAGAAGACGGCCCAGTAAATGTAAAAGAAGTAGCAGAAACATACGGGGTAACTGAGTTAGAAGCTGATGACTCTACTGAGTTACCTGCTGAGTTAGTTGCTCTTACTGTGAATGTATACCCTGTACCATTAGACAAACCAGTAACTACAAGTGGAGATGAGCTTCCTGTCGCTGTAAAACCACCTGGTGTTGATGTAGCTCGATACTCTGTTATTGGTGCACCACCTGTATTAGATGGAGCTGAGAAGTTTACTGTAGCTTGAGTGTTTCCTGGAATAGCTGTTCCAATAGTTGGAGCGTCTGGTACTACAGCATTAGCTGTGTAACTTAGAGAAGAAGGGTTGTCAAGACCTAGACCGTTGGTTGGTGTTAGTGTAATGCTGCCAGCTGTAGTTGGTGTTATTGTAAAAGTCTGTGGTGTCGCTGAGTTACTAAAACTTAACACAACTGGTGATAGTCCTGCTGAACCAGTACCAGAAGGTGTGATAGTAATAGTACCAGTGATTGCTACATCAGGAGTAACTGTAAAGTTAGTAGATGCTGAGTTAACGTTTCCTGAAGATGGCCCACTGAAAGAATATGAAATATAAGGCTCAATAGAGTACATTATTGAACCGAATCTTGCTGACCCAGATGATGTTGTAGTTTGTAGTGAGTAGCTACCAGTAGGGGTTTTAGCAGCATTAGAGTCTACTACAGAATAACCTGTTACAAGGTCTGTTTTAACTTGTTGTCTTAGCGTTGTTGATGTGCCCGCCCCAAGCGTAGCTGAACTACCCATGTTTGACGCACCGACACATGATATAAGCCAAGAACTGTCTGTCGTTATTGTTATGGTGTCTGTAATACTTGTTTGTGTATTTGTACCTGTTTCGTTGGTATTATAAGCATCAGGTTGCGTTGATGAAGCACCTGTATAATATGATAATAAAACTGCGGTAGAGTACGTTGTTCCACTAGATGTAACAGAAACAGTTTGTGAGCCTGTGGTTGGGTTAGCAAGCCCCCAAACACGAATAGGCGGTGCAGCGTTACCACCGTAGGAAGGTGGGGTGTAACTATTGAGTATAGACATTGATACGCCATTTATTGTTATGGCAGAACATTCTTGTGTAGATAAAGCAAAAACATACCTGTTTGAACCAGAAAAAGACATTGTACCAGAACCAGAAGTTCCATATACGTTTATAGTTGCTGAACCTCCATAAGCTATAGCCATATTTAAATATTATACAATAAAAGTTTGTTTTTGTAAACAACTACATCATTATTATTCTTGGCACAAAGGTTGATGTTGTAAAAGGATAAGACAAACCTGTACCAGAATTGTATAAAGATGTTATTTCTGATGATGTCAAAACTCTTCCCCATATACCGACTTCGTCTGTTGTAGATTTACCAGCACCACCACCAGCGTGTGATTCACCTATTCTGAAAGAGTTGTCTGATATTGTTGCAGACCCCATAGAGGTAGTACCTTGAGATGTGCCATTTAAGAACAGTTCCCATGTAGTCCCGTTCTGGGTTACAACAACAAAATACCAAGTTCCTGTAGATAAAGCAGAAGTCAGTACTTCGTTAGTTCCAGCATACATGTGTATTTTGCTGTCGTTTTCACTATAAAGAATAAATCTTTTATTAGCAGAACCAGAGCCAGCTGTTGTGGTTGTGTTGTCTAATATATACCCAGTAGCAGAAAAAGAAGAAACATTAACCCAACATGCGTATGTCCTTGTACCACCTCCAGCGAAACCTAAGTTACCGTTATAGTCTAGGTTTTTACCTATTGTATTATCAAACAATGCCCCATTATTTATCTTTCCTGTGGTGTATGTTACTGTGCCATTATTAGTTAGTGTATAACCATTACCACTTGAGTCAGAAGCGTTACCAGAAGATTCGTCTAGTTTGTAATAAGCAAATAAACTTGTGGTAAGGTTGTCTGTAAATGGATATGAATTACCACGACTTGCATTATATATTTTTTGTACTTCGTCTATTGTTAGTTCGGTATTCCAGATACCAACCTCATCCATACTACCATTGAAATAAGAACCAGTCCCATATTTACCCAATGTAAACGTTTGTGTCGCCCAATTAGTAACAGCTGTTATGGCAACAGTTCTAAATGATGAGCCGTCTGTAGAAAACTTCACAGAGTTATGTGCAGAGTTTACTGTCAAAACAATAAAGTGCCAGTTCCCATCAACTATGTCTACGTTATCGGTAGCAGTTCTTACTGAACCTCCATCATACTGTGAGAAACTAAGAAAATCACCAGAAGCAATATTAAACCACCACACACCAGCTACAGCACTTGTATATTGTGCACAAAGTGGGCTATCTGTACTTCTGGTTGATACTTTGACCCACATAGCAACCGTGAGTGCGCTATTTGCAGTTATTATATTACTTGATGCGTTAAAATACTCAGAAGAAGAATCAACAAAATCTGCACCGTTGTTTATCTTCCCAGAAGAAAAAGCAACAGTATTATTATTTGTTAATGTGTAACTCCCAACGCTGTCACTTGCGTTGCCTGATGATTCGTCTAACTTCCAATATGCTACTGGTGCTGTTATCGCCATACTATGGTAATTGGAATTTAAGTTTATAAATATTGTTTCTCTTTTCGTACATGGTCTTTCTGGCGTGACAGTTCGGGCAAAGTGTCATTAAGTTATCAATAACACAATCAAGGTCTGGGCGAACTGACCTCGGCACAATGTGGTCTACAACTAGAATATCCTTATCACCCATTCCACACTTCTGACATGTATAATTATCTCTTTCTTTTGCTTTGTTTTTCCAAAATTTACTTTTCCCACCAGCCCATCTTGGGTGTTGTTTACCAATTTTAATAGGTGTATTTTCTTTTATTTTCTGTCTTACCTCCAACGAATGTTTATACCCTAAATGTCGTGGTTGTACTCTGTTAGAGCAACCTATACACCGCAAGTATGCTGGTCTGCAGGTTTTACCATTACACTCTACACAAGTTCCTGATTGGTTATACTTATTTCTGTAGCAAGTAGAACACACGCCACTTGAATATTTCCTCTTATCTTTTTTACATTCTTTACAAATCATATTTAAGGCAAAGAAAATCCTAGTGTTAAAGTTGCATAAGTAACACCAGTGCCTGATGTTGTAACTGCGACTTCTATTAAATCGTCTGTAGCTACGTCGTCATAAGTAGTGTTAATTACTACAGGTGTTGCTGCTGTTGCTGATGTATATTCGCCAACATCTATAGTCAATGATGTTGAAAGCATTTGCTGGTTATCTGTAACATTTCTTACTGTAAATGTAGGTATACCAGAAGAAGACGAACCAGAAGCTCCTGTACCAACAGAACCAGTTACTGTAACAAGGTTCATTCCGTTATAAGCAGCAGGAATACGCACATAAGCTTTATCAGAAGTAGTAAGGGCGGTAGTACCATTAAGAGCTAATACAATATATCGAATACCAAAATTAGAACCAGCAAGAGCGTCTGGAGTATTGAACTTAGTAGTAGAAGTACCCGTGTTAATATCAGAAGCAGTAGCGGCTGTAGGAATATCAGAAGTAAGAGCTAAGGTTCCTGTAGCGTTAGGAAATGTGAATGTTCTAGTTGCTGCTAGTGTTCCTGTATCAAAAACAGCATAGAAACTACTTGATGGGTCTTGTATTCTCACAACACCTTCTGTTCCTGAACCTCTAGCTACACCACCTCCAAGTGTTACATTACCTCCGTTGCCATTACCAGTAGAACCAGCTCCACCTGCAAAAATTTCTACATAACCACCGTTACTTGTTCCTCCGTTACCTCCATAACCTCCGTATAAACCAAGCCATCCACCTGTTCCAGTCCCAGATGTTCCTGCGTTGCTTCCAGAAACTTGGACAAAACCACCATCTCCACTAGAGCCTGCTGTACCACCTTCAAGGAAAACTTCACCACCTTGACCAGAGCCATTACCATTACCACCGTATAGGTTTAAACTACCACCAGCGTTATTACCTGAAAGACTATTACCTGCGTTTATGTTGACATCACCAGGTGTTGAACCATAGCTATTACCAGCTTGAAGTTGAACAATACCACCTGCTCCTGTACCGCCGCCACTATTTCCACCAAGACCAGCAGAAAACATTATAGCTCCACCAGCCGCACTTCCTGTAGAACTAGCATTACCAGCATCAAAAGTCATATTACCACCACTAGAACTAGCAGATGTACCAGAAGAAGCAAGCAATTCTAGGTTATATCCATCACCACCAGAGTTAATTCTTAGTTCTTGACCACCTTGAATTGTACTTACAACACCAGAAGCACCAACGCCAAGAGTATTCGTGGTTTTATTCCATGTGAAGTCAGCGTCAGCTCCGAACGCGCTACTATCATTAAACTGGATTTGAGTGTTAGAACCTGCTGGTACACCACCACCACCTCCAGTATCAGCGGTATTAACAAATTCACCATTAGAATCTTTAGCTAGGTGATAACCTGCTGGAGTGGTAGCAAGAGCAACGAAAGAGTTAAGAGCTGTTGCTTGTGCCGCTGTTAAAGGTGTCCCATAATTAGCTACGAATATCATAGTTATACAAGTTTACTTAGGTCTTCAACCCTACTAGATAGTGTGCGCTCTATATTACGGGTATATTCTGTTAAAGATTCAAGTTCTGCTGACAGAACTGCTAGGTTGTTATCAATTGCTGATAGAATATCTTTTTCTGATATAGTTGTAAATTCACCATTCTTTACAAGAATAATACCATCAGTAAAAGAAGTCTTGCCTGTACCACCCTTCTCTAAAGGTATTACATGTAATTTTGAGTGAGGTATTTGAGGTAAATCTTGCAATGATATTTCAGAATATACAGGTTCGCCACCAGACTCTTGAGTAAGAAACTTTTTACTACCAGTATTTTCTATTGACTTTACCTCTGAGTTTGTTCTTATAAGAACACCTTTCTGGTTTTCTGGCCATAGGTTTTTAATAGCGTCATCTTTTGTTGTTGCTCCTGTGCCACCTTTTTCAATAGGAACATTGAGCAATTTTAGATGTATATGCTCAAAACCTTCTCCTTCTGCATCTCCAGAAATCGTTATAAGGGCAGGTTCAGGGTTCTTTACTTCTTCAGTGAAAACGGTATCTCCATCTGACATAAGAACGCCTTTGCCAAGTTTTACGCTTGATATTTGTTTTATGTCGTAATCTCCATTATTGAATGTCTGTTTAAATTCAGGAATATCAATAGTAATATCTCCTGTCTTTCCGTTTACAGACTTTACAGGTATTTCTACGGTTACTGGTTTATGTGTGAGTTCTTCTTTATCTACAAATGATATTTGTCCGTTGTCGACATATATCAACCCAGAACCTGAAAGAATTGGTGTTAATGGGTTAGTTTCTTCTATTGTTGAGATACTGGTAATTCTACCTGTTTTGTCAACAGTTATTTCTAATTTCCCAGTATATGTGCCAGCTTCAACTGTTGTTGGTACAAGTGATGCAATAATTGTTTTATGGCCATCAGCTTTAGTACTTTTGCCGACAATGTCACCTTTAAGGTAAATAATGAAGTCTTCCATGAAGATATTTTATAATGTTTTTAGTAAAATGTCAACTATGCTGAAAGCGAAGCAGCTAAACCAGCTTTATTCTTAGCATCTTTAAGAACTTTACCTGCGGTATCTGTGGTACTAATTCCTGATATGTCATAATTCCAGATATCAGATGCAGTTGAACCACCGCCAGAACTTGTAACAATAAGACCAGCAGAGTTGCCTACAATCAAAGAATAAGAACCATTAAAATTTGTTACGTCTGCTAAGTTATGGTTAGCGCCTGTACACGAAATAGTATACGGTGTTCCTGTGTCTTCAAAGGTCACTGTATAACCGTTTATGATTTCAAAAGTACGAGCGTATGTCACCCCAGAAAGTGTAACTTGAGTGTTGTGTCTATGTGTCGCAAGAAAAACAATACCATCCACGTTATCTTCAATGTCTTTCAAAGCAAGACGAAAAACATCAACATCTAGTTCGTATAGGTTACCACTAAGAAGTGTTAGTTCTGCTTGTGGCACTGATATTACTTTTGTGGCCCAGTTAATTGTTATCGCCATATTATTCGTCTGCGATCAGGAGAACTGTTGTATCAAGACCAGCTGTTGTTATTGTGCCAGTAATTGCTCCTGTTTTGTATTTTGTTCCAGTTGTTGCTTTCCTGACTTTACCTGTAATTGGTTGGTTTGAGGTAAAGTTAAATCCTGTATTTTGTATTATACCAGAAGCATCTGTTGTTCCGTTTAGGATTGCACAAGTTGCTGTTGGAGAGCCTGTTGCTGGTGTGGCAGGTGTTCCAGTTACGGTGTAGTCATAAGCATTAGTTGTTACATTTGTTATTGTATAGATTCCGTTATATTCATCTTGTGTTGCCCCACGAATTATCACAGACATACCAGCTGTCATGCCATGAGCAGTGTGCGATACAGAAGCTGTTGAACCAGAACGTGTTATTGAAACACTTTCTCCAGCTGGCAAATCTCCACCAGAATCTGCTTCAAGTAGAACTCTCGCTGACTGGATAGCAGAAAGTGAGGTTGCGTCTTTTGCTGTAACTTTTACAGTAACAGCATTTTGAACTGTCACAGTTGCCCCAGCTGTTCTTATTGAAGGTGTTGTTCCACCTGAGATACTGATAGTCATTGAGCCTGATGCTATGTTTACATAAATAGCTTCATTGCCAGTAGAACCGTTTGTCCCAGCATAACCAGAAAAATCAACGTTAGTAAGTGTTATATTAGCAGCAGTCCCACCAATTTCAATAGCATAACCTGTGCCCCCAGATGTGAATGAACTGTCTGAAATAAGAGCGGCGTCTGCTGGTGAAGCGGATGTTACTTTGGTGTTACTGAACGTGCAGTTTGTTAGCGTAGCACTGTTTTGTGTAAATGTGGGACAGTCAATAAATGTTACTCCATCTAAGTCTGATGTTGAACGTAGCGTAACAGTTGCCCCCACAATAGAAGACCCAGTAAAGTCTATATTTGCTCCAGCATCATGTGTTGAAGCAAATCTCCAGTAATAAGGAGAAGGTGAAGTAAACACGCAGTTTGTAAAATGAATTGTGTCTACATCGCCAGAACCTCTATCTTGACCGTCAAACTCATAACCTATCTTATTGTTAGAAACATGGAAGTCTACATAGTCTATTTCATCGGCCTTTCTTGGCATCTGAAATGTGTTCAAATTACAAGAGACGTGAATTGGATCAACGCCACCAAATTTAATCGGAGTCCACACAGTGGCACCAGAACCATTTTGAACAATAAGAGGAAGCTGAGCTGTGCCATTATTTACAACAAAAATTATGTCATCAAAACCAAAAGGAGAAGCGGAAACTCCTCCAGCAAGTGTAACGCCGTCTATTCTCCATAGTTCATTCCATCTAACACTGTTTGCCCCATAGTAACCAGCCCCACCAAAAGCTAAGAAGTCCATTGCTGAGTAAGATGGAGTTCCAGCAGAGCCATATATTGTGTCATTTGTCGCAACCTCAATAAGATAGTTGTTTCTTGCGTCAGCTCTTGTTGTTTTAGCAAACTGTCCTCCAACAACCCATGCTCTGTAGTTGGAAGAGTCTGAGCCAGCAACAATGTATACACCACCTTGTGTTGCTTTACCTGTATCAATGTAATCACGAGGGGCTGTGAACATGTAAGTTCCAAATAACAAACCACCACCAGCTGTTAAGTTAACAGCTGATGTTAATGGTAATTCTACATGGTTTAGGTTTGTTGTCGAAGAAACACCACCATTAAGAGTTGAACCTCTGAATGGGTTAACCCCAGAGTCAGCGGTGCTTGATACAGTAATACCAGAAACCGTTTTACCATTTATTGTTGTTAATACAATACTTGCTGCTGCTGTGTATGTACCACCGTCAACTGTACCAGTAGTACCAGTTAACGCAGAAACTCTAACAGCTGGCACCTGTGATAATGGTATATAGGGAGATACTGTATTGTTGGATGAAGCTGGTCTTATTGCAATTATGAAACCACGAGTGTCGTCTACAACCTGTGCCCAATGGTCTGGTGCTGTAATTGCAGAAGCTGTACCGTTCTGATGAGTATATGCAACACATAATGAGTTTGCTCCAGCGTCACCTGCGAACAAGTTAATCCAAGGAGGTTGTGCTGTGGCAGCTGTAACTGCGTCTCCTGATAAGCCATGAATAATCAAGCAGTTATCATGTGATGGAGTAATACCAATGCCTGTAAGTGGTAGTGTTGAGTCATCTGCGCCTGATTTTGCAGTACCAGACACTGCATCTGCTCCAGTTGTGCCGTTTACGTCTTTTACTGCAATCACTACAGCATTACATGTTTCTGATGAAAGAGCAAAAGTAACTGTTTCAGAAGAAGATGCAGCACGTTTGTAATAAACACCACCACCTGCACCAGCTGAAACTTGTGTTTGCCCAGCTGTCCATCCAGAAGGTGTCGTGAAGTTTGATGCGGTATCTTTGTTTACGAAAGCTACGAGTAAATCACCAGAAGCGTGTTCTGGCATCTCACAGACCATAGAAGCGGTTACTGTTGCATAAATTGTTACTGCATAATCACGAATTGAAGCCATGTGTTATTGAATGTACCAGAATCTATAAGCTGTTTCACCAATTTGTGTGTTAATAACTCTAGCTTCTGTTATTTGTGTGTTTTCTGCTATAACTCCAGCGTTCTCAAGTAACTGGCTTAAAGCTGGCCAGTCAGTATTGTTAATAAGGTCAGACACAGTAGCAAGACCTCCTTGACTAAATAATATTTCTGGAGCGTTCTCTAATTCTGTCCATCCGTCAGGTGTGACAAGTAAAAAGTTATTGTGTGATGACATATTATTTCTTTATTACAATATTGTTAAGTTCCATCTCTGCATAAATAGCATCGAAGTTTGTTGTATTTTCTACTTTTAATCGAACAAATCCTTCTTCATCGAAGTTTATTTGTCCTTTAATAACCTCAGTAAGTTCAACACCATCCCAAAATACCTTTGCGTTGATTGTGTTTGCACCTACTATAACGAGTGAACCAGATGTTGCGTTTAGTGCCATAATTTAATTATTACCTTATAATAGCACAAAGACCATTTTATGCGTCTGATGTGCGGATTGCTGTGGTTGAACCTCCAGAAGAACCTAATGTACCAGTTGTCTCGAAAGTCTTGATTGGAGTTCCTCCACCGTCACGTACACGGATAAAGAGAGTTCTATCTGACGAGTACACAGATGTAAATGTCATTGTTGCTCCTGATGCAGCGTCGTCAATATATGAGATGAATGTGTTTGCGCCGTTAGAAGCATTGTTTGAAGAGAAGTCGTGTGAGGTAATTGTGAATGTAGAACCTGCCCAAGCAGAGTAAGGATGACGAGTGTACTGTCCGTCTGCTCTCTGAATACGAATTGTTCCTGTGGAAGGTGTATCTGCTGGAATGGAACCGTTTACGACAACAGAAGTAACTGCTGCACCAGTTAATGCACCATTAAGTGTGAACTGGTTGTAGTCAATAGCAGAAGAGTCATCATTTGTTACAAGAACACGGTCTCCTGAGACAAGTCCACCAACGGTAAATGTAACATAGTTAGGAGGTGTTACTTGCGTGTTTGTAAGGTCGAATACTTTATCAGAAGCAGACAGGTCTAATGCTTCAATACCAAAACCGTAAGAACCAATTATAGCAGAACCAGTTGAAGCTCCACAGAAAGGAGTTGAGATTGTACGCTCTGTTACTGTGACGTTCACTGTGTTAGTAGCCCCAGATGTTCCGCCTGTGATTGTCTGGTTGTCTGTAGGTGCAACTCCAGTAAGAAGCTGAATCCATAGTTTTGTACAAGAAGTAGCTGTTGCGTTGTTACGAGCAAGTAATTGACCAGTACCTCCAGACCATGAAACAGGTTCATACGCGTTCCATGTGCCTGAACCACCGTCTACTGTTATTTCATGTGTGATGCCGCGGAACAATTCACCATTAAGACCATAAAGAGTCGATGCTGAACCATCTCTTGTAAGCCACTTCATTCTCTGGTAGAAGTCGTTGATGTCTTCGCCGTCTAGGTTCCATTCTGAGTAATAATACTCATCTGAGCCGTTGTTATCAACGTCTATACCATTATAGCCTTCAGTTGTATTTGTAATGTTGGTAAGTGCAGCAATTGTACCAATAGATGTTGTGTTGTTAAGGTCAGAAGCAGTAGCAAGAGCGACCACGTTGATACCACGAGTTGTACCATTGACCTTGAACTCTAGGTAGTTCTTACCCCATTCACGGGTGGTTGCAATAAGACGACGACCGTCAATGTCAGCACCTCCTGTACGCACCTTGAGCATGAAGTTATGAGAAACACCGTTAGCTGAGTCAAAGTTTAGACCACCATCAGCGTTCCACCAGTCATCAGCTAATACGGCACCGTTTTGAATAAACTGTACCGCTGTACCAATAGGAGCAAGAATCTTGATACCGTCATAGATAACGTCTCCAGATGATTGAATAATAGAGCCGTCATAGATATGTTCTGCCGCTGTATCGTCAATGTTCCATGAGTTAATCAAGGTAACGATGTTATCAGTTGAACGCTCTGAAGGTGTTGGGTCTGTGATGTCGAGTTCATCATTCCCTGAATAACCAGCATCGTCTGCAAAGTCTTGCAAAGCACGGTGAAATTCAATTACCGTTGCATAACTAGGAGTTGTTCCTGTGTGGTCATCACCTATATAACGGATATTTTTTGTTTGTCGGTCAATTGACCAATCTGATGCTACGAATGACATTTATATAGTAAGTTAGTATGATAATAAGATATTGTGCTATGAGTAACTTATATCAGTTAGATTGTCTCCAGTGTACAACAAAGTTTTGGTTGTGTCAATTCCAAGAGGTATATCACCCGACAAAACTATTGAAGTAAGATTGTCGCCTGTGTATGTGAATGTTTTTGTTATAAAATCACCACCACCAATGTCATACACTATACTTGCAAGGTTATCACCTGTGTAATTTAAAACTGATTGGTAAGAATCTAAGTTCTTTGAAACAGTTTCGAACGTAGGGGCGACAGAACCCCCTGTATCTGGTGAGTTGGAAAAAGACCCATCAGAGTTCTTTTTTATATGTTGACCAGCAGGTGTTGTTGGTAGGTCATCTAGTGAAACTACAACAGCTAACTGCTCTTCTGTTAATTGGTTTACGTCTACTTCTATCATTTTAGAAAGTGACTAGCGAAAAAAGAAATCGCTGATGCTATTCCTGCGACAAACCAACTCTTTTTTTTTAAGTCTTCTACGTCTTTTTTTAATGCGGTAAAATCGTTGACCTCAACTTTACCTTTAAGTCCTTCCTTCATCTCTTTTAAGTCTTCTTTTATTGTCTCCACAGATGAAGCGATTACTTTTAATAATGCGTAATTTTCCTTATCTTCCATGCTCTTGTAATAGTGTTTTCTTATAATCCTCGACCAGTTCATCTATTGCTCTCTGCCTGTCGTTAAGATATATCTCCCTTTTGTCTAGCAAAGAACGTTTGTTTGCTATTTCTTCATAAACAGAAGACACTTCCAACGTGAACACTTCTGAAATATTTTTAATTACACGAACAGACTCTACACAATCAGAAGAAGATTTCTTAACCGTTTCTATATGTTTTGAAACTTCTTCAGATGAATCTTTAATACTAGATTTAATTTCTTCTGTGAACTCAAGTAAACCAGAAAGCTGTTCTTTAATTAGCTTAATGTTGCTTATATTTTCTGCAAGCTCTGCTCTTGACTCGTTTATCTTTGTCTCAATAGAAGATAAATCTTTTTCTAACTTTATTTTTTCTTCAAGTAGTGCTTTGGTTGATGAATGTATTTCATTTACTACCGATTTTCTTTGTTCTTGGTATATCTCAACTTCTGAATTGAGTGCTGAGTTAGAAGATGAAAGCTCTTTGTTTTTAGCAAGGAGTTCATCACGTTGTTTTGTAAGTGAAGACACCTCAGCTTGAATTACGTCACGCTGTTCAGCAAAGCTTTTTAACGTGGTTACTTGCTCTGGTGTCATTGTTTTAAGAAACTACGTCTGAAGTGTTGCTGTACTTAACTGTTCCTGTTACGTTTACAGCACCACTAAGGTTTATAATAAAAGCTTCCCCTGTAAGACACTCGTAAAAAGCTCCACCTTCCTGAGAAGCAAGGTTACTTAAGTTGATTGAACCTCCAGCAGACAAAGCAAATGTACCAACTGTTCTTGAACCAAGTTTAATGGTTACTGTAACCGCAGAAGCTGCAACTAAAGAAAGCGCGTGAATTAAATTACGACCAATAGTAGAACCTGAAACTATTGTGTTATCTCCAGAAGAAGAAATGTTTACTGAAACGTCTTTAGGCGTTCCATGGATGTTCCATAGCATAATGATATATATTGGGCTTATTTACCCTATAACCCACAGGTTGCGCCCTGTGAGCTAAGGAAAAACAAACTAGTTGTCGTCTCCTTGTGAATACATCCAGTAACGAAGGTCACTAGCACCAAACTGACAGTAAAGTGTTGCTGTCATGATAAGGTCAAGGTTTCCTACGAAATCTTCCTGAAGGTCTCCAACTTCGAGTGGCATAGACTCGATGTATTGGAATCCAGTTTCAGCATTTACTTTTGATGAGTCAAAAGCGAACCACTGAACAGATGTAGTACCAGTTCCACCATAAATATCAAGAGGAATAATCTTGAATGATTCTGTAGGAGCTGCATCAACGAAAGTACCTGTTGACCCAGGTGTTGCTGATGGGTATTTACCACTTTCAAGAGTTCCTTTAAGTGACTTAGCAAGGAAATATGCTGTGGAGTCACGCTGGAACATGAATGTGTCAAGAGAAGATTGGAGTGGAAGACCACGACCATCTTTCTTCTGAGCGTGGAGTGAACGAGCTGCAAGAAGAGAAGCAAAAGAGAACACAGGGTTTGTTGTAGCACCTGACACTACGATGTTAGTCCAGTTAGAACCACCGTCTTCACGAGTGTGAGAAGCTGACCAAAGAGCTACACCGTCTGCTGTGGTTGTGTCAACAGTAACAGTTCCTTGGAATCCTCCGATTGGAGTGAAAGAGAAAGATGTTGACTGACCGTTAGCTAGAATTGACTGAGCGTAGTAGTTCTTGAGGTGTACAATAGAATCTTTAAGATTCATAATCTTAGACTTTACTGACTCGTCAATCTTCTTACCGTTCTTTGATTTGAACATGTAGTAGTACGCTTGTTTTGAAAGGCGCACACGGTTTGTAAAGATTGCCTGTGTAAAGGTCTTTGTGTACCCTTGGATAGGTGCATCAGAAGCAGGTACTTGTCCGTCAGCAATAATTTGACCCATAGAGAGTCCAGTTACTCCTGTTGTTACGTACTGGTATTCTTGATGTGAAACAGTGTGTGAATACTGTTTATATTCTTCTTTTACAGAAGACTCCACTACTGGGAGGATTTTCTTAACGCGTGCGTCAAGAATTGTTGAAAATGAAGCAGTTAATGACATATATATTAGTCGTAGTTAGATTATGCACCTACCTTACGAGCGAGGATTTTCTTATCTGCGGCAGCGCCTATTACGTCGACCTGCATGAATACTCCAGCAGCTGCATCGGTTCCAGTGTTGTTAAGTTTATCGCCAGTGGCGTTGAGAATCATACGCTGACCGTTGTGAGCAGCGTTTGAGTTGTTGACAGAATCAACGATGAACTCATCACCAAGAGCTACTACAGTAGCACTTACAGGAGTAGTTCCTGCTGAAGTGGTTTCGTTAGCTTTGAAAAGCACTTGGTTTGCAACGGTAGACGCATCAGCAGCTTTAAGAGCCCCAGTAGATACTGAAAACTCATAAAGGTAATCAACTGTAGTAGCTACAGAAGAAGCTCGCTTTACGTTACGTACATCTCGTGTGTTTTTGATTGTTGTTAGCTTAAAAGACATACTTGTTTAATTTAATAAGTGGCTGGTTAAAACCACTGTGATTACACCAATTAGGTAAATGATTCAATATCTTCATCAGACCAACCTTGAGACTTGAGAGCACTTCGTGTTTTATCGTCTACTTTCTGATTTGATTTTTCATCAGAACGTACAGGAGAACCTGTGTTGTATAAATCACGTTTATCAGCTGCTTCTCTGGCTCCTGCTGAAATACTCTGCTTAGGGAATAAGTACATAGCAGCCATATCCATAGCTGTCTTCAATTCTTCTCCTGTTGTGTTAGGTGTAATATTAAACCTTTCTACAACTATCTTCTCAAGTATTTCTTTCTTAATCGGGTCTGAAGCTATATCTTTGCGCACAGAATAAAACTCTTTAGTAGCGGATATGTGTTCTTGCTGTCTTGATTGTTGTGCAATCATTTGCATTGCTCTTGCTTCAACTTCATCAGCTGGCAAGAACCCCATCTCACGTAAACTTTGTTTTATTTGTTCTTTGTCATCATCCTCAACCTTCGCAGGTTCTGGTTGTGACTGAGTGGTTTCAACCTTTGTAGATTTACTAGACTGTGCTAGTTCTTTACGAAGAGAAGAGATATGTTTTGATAGAATAGATTTTTCTTCATCTGTATCAGCTTGAGCTTTAGCTTGTCCAGCGTTATAAATTTGCTGTCTCAAGTTAAACTGTATATCTGTTTCACCTTCGTATTTTTGTGGTGGATTAGAAATCTTAACTTCTTTCTCAGTAGGATTCGTTACTTCTTTTGTCTCTACTTTAGTTTCTGTTTTTTCTATTACTGGTTCCTTTGCAGGTTCTTCAGTTTTCTGCTCTACCACTGGTTGTTCATTTCCTTCTTGAGGTGTTACCTCTGTGTCCGTTGTGTCTTCAGGAAAGTTAAGACTTTCAACGTCAATTTTTTCTGACATGTCAATCATAGATACTCCTTTATCGCAAGGGTTGGCGTTGTATTAGTTATAATTATAAATTACGCTTGTAAACTTGTCAAGTATTATAGACCTCTTAAATCTTTTGCTTTATCAAGATGTCTTTTAATCGTCACCAAATGTTTCTTAAAGTAGTCTGGTTCAAAAGATGAAGGTCTACCCATTCCACCAGTGAAGGCTACTGAGCGTGTGTCATATCTTACGAAGTTACTTCTAAAATCACCTGATTCATTAAGTTCGTGTTCAGAATATTTCTTAGGAATAAGAATGGTATAAATGTTCTGCATGTCGTGCTTGAACAATAGTGCTTCTTTGTACAAAGGCCATTCCTTACGCAACACTAGTGTTTCTGGTCGTTCTTCTGAAAGTAACGTTCCAAAAGACTTAGGTACATATAAAGGAATTCTTCCGTCTTTGAAATAAAGACTTGGGTCAGTGTCTCCAATAAACTTTTCTACTTCGTCATCACTAAGAAATATCTTCTTAGTTACGTCTTGATATGTGTTAATGTTAATAGGTTCTTTGAAAGTTACAACTCCATCAAATTTTTTTGATTTAGTTTCTTTTTCTGTTTTTTGAGTATTTTCGTTCATAGTTATTACTAGTCGGCTTTTATTCAGCTGCCTTAGCCGTTTCGGCAGCTATCTTGTCTTTAACATCTTGTATCTGTTTCTTGAAAACAGTTTCAACAAACTCTTCACTGTTTTGCATAAGAGTTTTCTGAGCTTCTTCATAAGCTTCTCGTGGTATTTTTAAGATGTCTTCTTTTTTATCAATACAGAGTCTGTGTGCTTCCATTACAAGAGCTATACCTAGAGGAAAAGTCATTGGTGCATAGAACTGTACTAACTCACCCTTTTTAATGTCTTTATTTGCATTAAAGTGTATTGGAACAGCAACCTCAACAGATGGAATAAATGTAGTGTCTGTCGTTGATAACGCTTGTGCTAACTGTTTCTCGTGAAACTGAGTTCTTATAACATCAAGCATATCGTCTGCTGATATAATTATTTCTTCTTTCTTTGGAATAATTTTAATTAAACCTTTTTCTGTAGAGTCCTTATCCCATTTAACAACCATCGAAAAGTTGTCATTCTCGTGTATGTATCCTTCCATATTATCTTGGTATAACCTTAGCCCTAGGCTCGGCATTATTGTTTATAATAAATTGTACAATGCTTTCCATTAAATCATCGTAAGCATCTTCTTTAGCTGCATTAACTATAGTTTCAAATTCTGACTCCTTGACGTTTCTGCTTTTTAATGGTCTACAATGTCTTAATACCTCTAATATTGGTTGTACATTCGCGTAAGTAAATATTCGAGCGATTGCTTCTTTATGTAATTCAAGTGGATTCACTGGTTCGTTCATAGCTTTTGCTAGTTAGTTTGTAATTATTGGCTCGTTGGAGCTTGTTTACTTGCTCTTGTCATTGATGCTGACACTGCTGCGTTCATTGGGCTTTGTGAGCTACCAACCTCTTCTGGTGATTGTGGTTGTGTTACTGATGTACCGTCTGCTTGCGTTGCCCCCATCATCGGCATAGGCATTGCCATTTGTTTTGTCATTATCATGTCGTAACTATTCTTAGGAATGTAGTTGTAGATATTCTCTTTCTGTGTCTCAAGGAATGTTTCAAGAGACTGTAATTGCGCAACGGCTTGTTCTGGGTCTTGACGAGCTAAACCGTATATAATTGTTATTGCATTCTGTACAATAGGGAACAACTGCATTGATGTTTGTTTCTGGATTTCAACAGAAGGGACAAGCATTGAATTGGCATCAACCTTAAGTGTTACTTTGTCATAACCAATCTGCTCTGGGTTATCAAGTGCTTGTGTGCTTTGTAGGATAGCTCTACGAGACATAACGTACTTAGCGTCACCAAGTTCATTTATGTTTTGGTTCATAAAGTCTGAATCCATTAAGTCTTCTTGTGAGTAGTCAAAGTTCACTGGAACACGCATGCTAGCGTATACTGGCATCTTTTGTGGAATACCAAATTCATCGTATTCATATTCAGCTTCGTCTGCTTCTACATTAAACTGTGGGTTAACTTGCACAAACATGTCTATTTCTTCTTGGGTAGAAAATATAAACTCTCTTGGTTCTATTTGGTCTTGTTCAAGCCATGAGAAGAAAATGCACGCATCGTTCTCAATCATTTGCTTGAGTGAGTTTCGTGGGCGAATAAGACGGTTAAGCGCAGCTTCTTTTAGAATCACAGTAGCTCCTAGAGTTGAGTCAGCTCCAGAACCAGCTACAATATTATTTACACCAGTGTTTTCTTCGATGTCTTGTTTCTGTTGGTTAGCAAAATTAACACCAAGAGTTACATTTCCTGTGGTAAGTATTTTGTCTACTTTAGCCCCTTGAGGAAGTGGGTTAATTTGATTAGAACCTCGTTTGTATGTAAGGTTTCCATTACCAGTCATTCCGATACCAAACAAAATAGGTCGTACTTCGGCAACAACTTGTTCTGTGTTAATTGAATTAACGTAGTTATAGATTGTTTCATTACCACGCATCATTTCATACAAACCAACCCCGTAAGGGTCGTTGTGGTCTGCTAGGAAACACTGTCCAACTACAACACCACCGTACACTTCATCATTAGGCATTTCACCGTCATACAAAGGAGTTGTGTCAGAAGCAATAATCATTCTATTGTTCTTTGGGTCTTCATAGAAAGTGATGGTTACTTTTTTAGAAGATGTGTTAGGGTCTTCGTTTTGGCTCTCAAGAGAAACACCTGCTGTTTCTTTGTTTCGTTTACCATAACGTTTCTTTAGTTTCTGGTAATCTTCTTTGGTTATATCTATTTCATACAAACACTCTACACGGTTATCGTTTACTGTTGGTCTGTATGATAACCCAAGCCATGTTCTACGTGGGTCTAGTGGTTCTCGGTATACGTCGTCAAAAATAATCTTTTTAGTCTTAGTTCCTTTTATTGTCTTATCAACAACTTCTAATTTAGGGAACACCCTCCAAGCACCCCAACCGTAAGTGAATATATCTTGTGCAGACACTGATAAGGTGTTCTGACCATTAGATTCAGACACAGTCCAAGAACGCTTCCATAGTTCATAGTACGCACGAGCTTTTATTTTATTAACAGAGAAAGTTTCTCCGTCTGGAATATTGCCAGCAATAGCAGAAGCAGCAATAAGAATCTTAGAGAAAGAAATAGGTTCCGCTGCTCTTGGTACGTCTGATATATCATCGTCTTTTGAAGGTAGTCTTGGGAATACGGCATAATCAGTAGAGCCGTCTGGTCTTACTGTTGGGAAATATACAAGAGTTCTTTGTGATTGGTCTATAGTCCCACGAGTTGTTTCTGTGTTAACAAGATTTTGTTTAATCTCAGAAGCAAGAGTATCGAACTTCTTACGATACTTACTTTCTTTCATTTCTGTCTTTTTGTTCTCAAGAAAGCTTATTGTTGGGTGTTTTTTCTTATTAAGAGGAGATTCTTGTGATTTCTCACTTGTAGTTGTTGCCATATAAACAAAATATTAGCATTAGCTTTACTTTTTGTCAAATATGTTGTACTAAGTTATTTAATATTGAATACAGCACCAATAAGAGAGCTAGTTTGTGGTTTTTCTTCCTTTGTATCTTCTCTTCCTTGCAGTACAGCCATAGCAATAGCGTAACAAATTACAACGTCATCGTGTTTACCTTCAGCGGCTTGTGGTTTACCTCGTTTATCTCTCACAAAAGTAAGTATTTCTTCAAGAAGTGGTTTACAGTTAATACTTTCTGTGGTGTTAAAGTGTTTTTTTGCTTCACCAAGCATAAAGTCACGATTTTTCTTGTTTGTCAACCAACCATAAGAACGTGTTACTTCTTTTGTAATATCATCTACTGTAGTTCTTATATATAAATTAGGATATTCGTTGTTCCTAAGAGCTGTGTTTACCCAGTTACCATCTTTATTGAACTCTACCGCAAGGAGTGCTGTGTTGTATTTAAATCCTAATGCTCGTATTAAGGCTTCGTATTCGTCTGGCTCTAGGTGTCCTCTGTATAACGCTTTAATCTTTTTATCATATCCTACAACCATAGCAACAGAGTAGTCACCATTAAGTAGTCCTTCTGCTACGTCACCAGATATTACATAGTTTTTACCACCTTTAGGTTCTTCGTAGATAATCAAATCACCTCTGTCGTCTGGCTCAAACTTACCGTTTATAAATGAGTAACGTTTGTAGTTGTTGTCACACATGTCTAGGAACTGAGCTGCCTTACGTGAATTGAAGTAAGGAGAACCTGATGACAAGAACGCTTCCATTGGATGAGTTGGGTACTCTTGGTGTAGCTTATCAACGTCTTTGTTTGCGTTTATGTACTTCAAGTAGTAGAAGTTAATCTCTTTATCACTTAGAGCGTTTTCTATTTGATATTCTTTCCAGTCAATCTCACACTCCTCCATTTGATACACTGATATTAAACCATCAACTGACGCAGCTTCTATTTCTTCTGTGTCCCATGTCCAATTGTAGAAGACTGGTTTAAAGTGAGCCCTACTCATTGCTGGAGTTATATCATCTCGTATCTTCCACGACCCCATAAATATCTCGTAGAATAACCCAGAAGCTCCCTCGGCCGTTGACTCTATTATTGCTTGCCCGCCAACAGGAACCGCTGGTAAGGTACCAGTAACTATTTCTTCAGCACGACCTTGGTATAATTTAGCTAGTTTACCCAACTCAGAAATATGCACACCAACGCTAAACGTACCAGAACGAGCTGAGTTGCTGACACCGATAGCAGACACTGAGCCGTCTGGGTAGGAAAACTGTTGTCTGTTGGCTTTAGCTTGTGATATATCCAATACCTCCTTTATAGGATTTGGTAAGTTTTTAATTGCATATACAATCTTTCTATTAAAAATCTCGCTAGCGTCTTTAAGGGTGTGAGCAATCTGTAGAGCTTCAGAGTTAGGTCTAAATATAACTTGGTCTAGGAAATAAAGACTTATAAGAGTAGTCATCCCAAGCTGTCGAGACTTTAGGATAACTATCTTCTTATACCCAAGGCTTAGGTAATTATTAAAAAAGTGTAGCTGGGCTTTGTTAAGTTTAAATCTTTTCTTCTGACCGTCTTTAGTCATTATGTAGTACAGGTGTTGCAACCTCCATAAACAAGCTTCTTTACTTCTAAACACATCAAAATGGTTAGATACTAAAAAATCTACCTGCAAATCTACAGGTAGGGTATTAACCTTTACAGGTCTACCGTCCATTGTTACTACTACATCGAGGAGTTGTTCGATTACATCCATTTACTGAATATACAACTACTTAGATAGATTGTCAACAAGTGGTGGTTTTAAGTTGACATCTAGTGGTAAAAACTATATAATATTAAAATAAACCTGGTGGAAAGGGTTGGCTAACGCACAAACAAGAGCCCCCACTGGAAGCCTATTAAATCTTGTGTGCAAGGTCTGATGTCTCAGGCAGTCTCCTGAGTACTTGGTGAAAAGACCCAAAATATACACGGAGAGTCTAGGGGAGTAACGTGTATACCGTACTAGTATCAGATAGCGACGATGCTCAATTCCGTACCAACGGCCACATGACTAGCTAGGAAATATTAGATAAATCTCTTTAGTAGGAAAGTAACTAATACTATCTTACAGACTAGAAGCTATATGGCTAGTAGGCCATTCTTGTACTTAATGAAAAGTGTACAATATATAATAATACTAGTCGTATCAGCGAGTTTATCGAGCTGATTGACCGAGGTTTACCGAGGGCAGTATTTAATTTAAATAATACAGTTTGCAATAGTTATGGTTGCTTTTTTAACTTTATTACAACCAGTACACAGAACCTATAAGTTATTCTCTGTGTATATAAGTTGTTATGGGATGGTAGGGGTACAGGACTCCTTTTTTTACTTTACGACCCCACCCAAGCGGAAAGGGTCTCCCCCCCACATCACCATGTACGTCATAACCTGTCAACAATCTCATTGACTAACCATAAAATCTATGGTCTAGTATTATGGTATATAACAAAACACTCTTCTAAGAGTGTCAAGTGTGGCGTGAGTTCAATGTCGCAAAATGAGTACTGTACAACATTACCGAGCAAAAGCCTTATAAATAAAGCCTTTTTATTCTCCTGTGTTGCCTGTAGTCCCCCAAACAGTCCTTTTAGTAGTACCGTCTTTTAATTGTTCCTCTTTAATGGTGACTTGTGGAGTCAATATCTTGTGTACTTCTGCCATTTTTTTGTAGATGTCCACTTTCTCCTTCATGTCTAGCGCGTCTAGTTTATTACTTTCTATATCTTTTGAGACACTTGTCAAGATTGACTCTATAACATTAGTGTTGTCATCTAAAATCTGTTGCAAAGCTACAGCATAAGAGCGCCTGCCTTCGAGTACTTTCGGTATTCTAGCTGTATTATGACTATAACCAGCTTCTATAGCGCTATCATACTTACTAAGCCCTTTAGCCTTATTTAAAATATATTCACGTGCCTGCTTTATCCTTGCTTCTGGTAGTATTTCATTATCCATTTAATAATAATACAACATCAGCGTCAAGTGTCAAGTACAAAAAACACCTTGTGTTCTAAGGTGTTTCTGGTGTATAAATACAATGTTTTTGTAATCTGTCAATAATCTGTCAATGATATTATTATTTTCTTTATTATTCTATGTAGTAGCATTAGTACACTTAGTATCAATATAACTTCTAACATGATTCTCTTAGTGTTAGTGCTCTCTCTACTTCTAGTAAAGAGCTTATAACATCATCTAAAGCCCCGTTGGTGTTTTCTGATAGTGTAGATATTAGTTCTTCCCTTGCTTCTGTGAGCTCTTCGTTTGTAAGTATGTTGGTGTTTAGTGTAGTGTGTTCCATTGTATTTGTATTATTCGTTTATCATTTCGCCGTCTTTAGTAAAGGTGTAATTGTTTGACATACAACACTCTGCGAAGTTTTCCATACTGTCCTCATACTCTATAAAGTCATAGCCTTGTACTTCTAAGTCTTTGCATATACTCTCGTATATTCCTCTAAATATTTTCTCTTGCTGGTATAAAGGTTCGCTTTCGTCTATATGATAGCCTAGATTGTTAGTTTCTTGCGCTTCTATAGTAGTACTTTGTGAATGATAATATCTAAAATTATGGGTTACATAAACAGTAATGTCTCTATACTCAAAAGTACCCGTAAAACATAAACCATCACCCTGACTATGTGATAATGAGTATAGTAAACAAAGTCCGTCTTTTGTTTTACAGTTATTATCTATATATTTTATATTATTTTCGTCAAGTTTCTCTTTTAATAGATTGTATAAGTGAGACTCTAGGAAAAAGTAATAATTCCCTACCCTCCAGTCTTCTAAAGCTCTATTTTTTGCTTCTTCTTCAAGTTCGTGCAATTCGTATATATCTATGGTCTTTGTGATTGTTTTCATACTATTTTAATATAAGTTTATCTATTATTTCCTTTTTTCTTTGTCTACACGCTTTAACCATATCTGATTGTTTTTGTGTTGTATACCTGTAACGCCCGTCTTTTTGTCTCTTTGCAAAGTTCTTTTTTGCTAGTTCAGCACGTTCGGGGTATAGAATAAACTGCACCATTCTGCGTGACATGGGTATTTGTTTAGATATACCATGTATACTTATGCCTTGTTTATGTAATGCCTTTACTTTGTCACGGTCTTCATCTGTGTATTTAGTTGTTTTTTTGAGCGCTTTCGGTATCAAATATTTATCCACTACTAAAGTCATGGTGTATTTTACTTATTCTAATTCTTCTATAATTAACTCTATCGCGCTTGTTAGGTCTCTTTCGTATGTTATACAGTAGGCACCTTGGATTGTTTTCATAATGTCGGGTCGCCACTTATTGTGTGCAATCTCTCCAAACTCGTCTAAATAGTCGTTGACTGCGTACCAATTCTCGCCGAACCATTTGGCGAGGTCATAGTAGTAGATAGGTGTTGCATTGTCGGCGTATTCTTGCAAATCCCCGTCATACGTTAGCTCGTCGTATATCTCCTCGTAGTCTTCATACTCTTCATTATCAAGATTTTCTATAATCTCCTTCACTTCGTACTGGTCTATGGTGTGATAGTCACCTACGTATACCCAGTCTTTCCCTTTTGATTCTATAAGTTGTATTATATCTGTTTTTTTCATATCTCAAGTGATTTTATTTTTAATATTATTTCGTTTATTTCGTTTTCTATCTTTTCTATATCGTTGTTATTTTCTTCTAGTGTTTTATCTAGTAGTAACATAAGCCCGTCAATTACTGTTTGTATGTCTTTTTTGTTTAACATATTATAAAAAAGTTGTTGCTAGTAATATACACGCTATAAGTATACATATTGTATAAACATCTACTTTGTGCATGTAAGATTTTGCCTTTTTGTTTTCTTCTATTGATTGTAGTATTTCGTCTCTAAGTGTCATAGTGTTAGTTATTAGTGTGTAGCACGCAAGGTGTTCCCCTAGCTGTACTCAGTGTATAAAACTGTAG